TTACAAGGAGGTATAAAAAATCGTAATGGTAGAATGTATCCTGTTGATATTCTTGGCAAAGAGGTTAACAGATATTGTGAAAATTTTGTTGGTAAAGGTCGTGCTCTAGGTGAATTAGGTCATCCAGAAGGTCCTACAGTTAATCTTGATCGTGTTTCTCATAAGATTACATCTTTAGTTCAGGAAGGTAATAATTTTAGAGGAAAAGCAAAACTTCTTGAAACACCTATGGGTAAGATTGCAAAATCTCTACTCGGTGAGGGTGTGATGTTAGGTGTTTCATCTCGTGGAGTTGGATCACTTAAAGAAGATCATACTGGCACTAAAGTAGTTGGTGAAGATTTCCAACTAGCAACTGCTGCTGATATAGTAGCAGATCCTTCCGCACCTGATGCATTTGTAAATGGAATTATGGAAGGAAAAGAGTGGGTTTGGGATGGTGGTATACTCCGTGAACAACTCGCAGAGAAAACTAAAAAATCAATTAACACTCTAGTAGACCAAAGAAGGTTAGAAGAACATAAGTTGAGTTTATTCAACGATTTTCTAAATAACCTGTAAATTTAATAAATCTATAAATAATAAGTGATTCTTACGAATCAGTACACATGTCCGTTGGTAAAAATTTAAACGAAATGGAAAACATCGAAGAAAACCAGGTGACCAAGGGTGCGGCAGCAGCAGAAGCAATGCCTACTTTAACTACAGGTGGTCAATCACCATCTTATGAAGACCTTGGTGGACCTACCCCAGAAAACTCAAAACCAGATGATGATAGCAATAAGTTAAAAACACCTGGTGCTACTCTAGCTCAAGTAAAAGATGTAGTTAATGCTAAAGCAGCAAAAGCAGATACTGGTCCTTCAGAGGCTGTTTCCGATGAACTAGAAGACGGGCAAGAAGTTGTTGCTGAAGATGAAGTAGCAGAAGAAGAAGTTGTTGCTGAAGATGAAGTAGCAGAAGAAGAAATTGTTGCTGAAGAAGAAACTACTGAAGAAGAAGTCATCGAAGAAGAAGAAACCTATGATGTCGAAGCAGACGTTCAGGCACTTCTAGAAGGTGAGGAACTTTCAGAAGACTTCCAAAATAAAGCAAGAACAATTTTCGAGGCCGCAATCAGAACCAAGGTTAGCGAAATTAAAGAAGAACTCAATGAGTCTTATGCAAATGCTTTAGTTGAAGAACTAGAGTCTATTAAGACTGGACTTACAGAAAGAGTTGATTCTTACCTTGAGTATGTTGCAGATGAGTGGTTGCAAGAAAACGCTCTGCAAGTAGAAGCAGGTCTTAAAACAGAAATGACTGAATCCTTTATGGAAGGTATGAAGTCACTATTTGAAGAACATTATGTATCAATCCCTGAAGAAAAATATGATGTGCTTAATAGCATGGTAGATAAACTTGATGAAATGGAGAATAAACTCAATGAGCAAATTGAGAGAAATGTAGCTCTCAATTCTAGATTGGCAGAATCCACAGCAGATGTAATTTTTGCAGATGTTGCTGAAGGTCTTGCAGACACTCAGAAGGAAAAACTTGCTACTCTTGCCGAGAATGTTGAGTTTGAAAGTGAGTCAGACTATCGTGAGAAACTAGGAACACTTAAGGAATCTTATTTCCCAACAAGTCATACTAGTGCTCCAAGAAGCACCTCTGAAAATTTATCAGAAGAGGTATCTACTGACGAAGTAGCACCGCAAGAGTACGCTCCAGCGATGCAAGCCTATTTGAATACACTTTCACGAAGTGCTAAAAAGTGAATTTTAAATGATTTTTCAAACAAAACCGTAAGAGGTAAAAACTCAAATGCAAATGTACAATTCGGAGTACTTGCAAGAGAAGTGGTCACCAATTCTTGACTATGATGGACTTGATCCAATCAAAGACGCTCATAGAAGATCAGTTACCGCTATCTTGCTTGAAAACCAAGAAAAAGAATTAAGAGAGGAACGTAGTTTCCTTTCAGAAGCCCCTAATGTAAACACCCAGTCTTCTGGTTCTGCAGCAGGTTTCTCTGCTGGAGCAGCTGATGCTGGTCCTGTTGCTGGTTTCGACCCAGTTCTGATTTCATTAATCAGAAGATCAATGCCAAACTTGGTCGCATATGACCTTGCTGGTGTTCAACCAATGAATGGTCCTACTGGACTTATCTTCGCAATGCGTTCACGCTACAACAATCAAAGTGGCACTGAAACATTCTTCAACGAAGTAGATTCAGCATTCTCTGGACAGAATGATGGATTCGATGTTGACACAGGTGATGTTAACACAACTGTTGGTTTAGGTACAACAGCACAGCAGGGATCTAATCCTGGATTACTTAATCCAACTGCTGCTCAAGGAAATGCTACTGACTATAACGTTGGTCAGGGTATGCGTACTGACACTGCTGAAGATCTAGGAGATGGATCTGGCGATCAGTTCAACCAGATGGCATTCAGCATCGAGAAGGTAACAGTTACTGCGAAATCTCGTGCGTTGAAAGCTGAGTACTCATTAGAGCTTGCTCAAGACCTCAAGGCAATCCACGGATTGAATGCAGAAGCAGAACTTGCTAACATTCTTTCTACTGAAATCCTTGCGGAAATCAACAGAGAAGTTATCAGAACTATCTACAACGTTGCTGAACCAGGTGCTCAGGCAAACGTTGCTACTGCTGGTACATTCGATCTAGATACCGATTCAAACGGTAGATGGTCAGTTGAGAAGTTCAAAGGACTTATCTTCCAGATCGAGCGTGATGCTAACGCTATCGCACAAAGAACTCGTCGTGGAAAGGGCAACATGATCCTTTGCTCCGCAGACGTTGCTTCTGCTCTAACAATGGCTGGTGTTCTTGATTACACCCCTGCACTTAATGCTAACTTGAACGTAGATGACACAGGCAATACATTTGCTGGTGTGCTTCAAGGTAAGTATAGAGTGTATATCGATCCTTATTCTGCTAACGTATCTGCTAACCAGTACTACGTTATCGGTTACAAAGGTTCTTCACCTTATGACGCTGGATTATTCTACTGCCCATACGTTCCACTACAGATGGTTCGTGCAGTTGGTCAGGATACATTCCAACCAAAAATTGGATTCAAGACTCGTTACGGCATTGTCGAGAACCCATTCTCACAAGGTACAGATCAGGGACTTGGAACACTTACACGTAACAAGAACCGTTACTACAGAAGAGTTAAGGTTACAAACCTTATGTAAGCTAGTTGCTTATATCTTCAAAAAGAGGAGTTGCAAAACTCCTCTTTTTTTATGTTCTTTAATCAATCTAAATAGTTAAAAAATTAGTAATGGCTGCATCTGGACCTTTTGTAACACAAATAGGAAATAGAAATTATCTATCTGGTATAGGTTTTAAGTTTAATCTTGCCAAATATCCAAAGGTGGATTTTTTCTCAAATAGTGCTAGAATACCAGAGTTGTCTCTAGCAATTACTAATCAACCAACATATCTAAAAGACATAGATATTCCTGGTGAAAAGTTAACTTATGGAGATTTCACTCTTAGATTCTTAGTTGACGAGAATATGGAAAATTATATAACAGTTTATGAATGGTTAACAGGTTTAGGATTTCCAGAATCAACTAAACAATATAAAGAGTTAACAACAGACAGTGCCGATCAAAGAGATAATAAAGAGGCATTTTGTGATGGAACTCTTAGAATATTGAATAGTAATCTTAGAGAAATTGCAAAGGTTAAATTTACCGATCTATTTCCAGTATCATTATCTTCATTAGATTTTGATGCAACTAATAATGATGTTCAATACTTTACAGCAGAGGCATCTTTCAAGTATACTATATACGATCTTACAAGTAGTCTATGAATCTTGATAAAATTCAGGAGATGTGGGAGCGTGATGCTGTCATTGATCCTGATAATCTACATGATGAATCATTAAAAATTCCTCAATTACATTCAAAGTATTATACTGTTTATAATACTGTTACTTTACTGCGTGAAAAAGCAAGAGAACAATATAACAAAACAAGATTAGAAAGACATAATTATTATACAGGCAAAGCACCTGCAGAGGTATATGCTGAAGAACCCTTTCCGTATAAGGTAAGGGAAAAAGATGCTATACAAAGACATATGGAAGCTGATGATAAGATGATGAAGATAGATCTTAAGATAAGGTATTATGATACTACACTAAAGTTTTTGGAAGAAATTATTAAAAACATTTCCAATAGAACTTTTCAAATTAAAAACGCAATAGAGTGGAATAAGTTTCAGGCAGGGATGTAATTTATAAATACCTGAGTAGATCCAATATTAGAAGATGAAACCTACTCCAA